TACACGATATTTTCATGCGGCAATGTTGTATGCTCATTATGAGCTTACGGCCATTGAATTGAAGAAAGAAGTTATTAAATATTTGAAACATTTAGATATACACCACCCTATGCTTAATCGAATCAAGGACATGCATGAAAATAGATTTACCACGGTTGGTAAGTATATGTATATCCTAAATCATCACGGTGATGTTCCAGAAAATATCATGCCAGGACTAATGCCGGCATTGGAGAAAGTAGTCAATGAAGAAGAAGCGAAAATTGCTGCACAAGTCAAAGAAGACAGCTATCTCAATGGCGAAACTGAAAGCGGCAAAGTCATTGAAACATGTATTAAGTTGGTTCCGACAATCCAGGATAGGCTCCGAGACAAGGCACACGAAGTTGCGGGGGAAGTGGAGGGGTGGATAGATGACTTCTGTCTGGACAAGAAATCTCCTGTAAAGACAGTTGAGGATTTTGTAAATCTATTCAAGGCTAATGAACTAAAGGCTCCGCACATGCGTCATATACAAATAATATTTGAGCATCGCGAAGTAGAGATTGCAGAAGCACTAGGTGGCAAGAATAAAGATCTCAATGAAGGCTATTCACACTTCACAAAATCAGAACTCAAGAAGTTTGATTTATTTCATAAGAATTTACTGAAAGCTTGCGGAATGATGCAAGAGGTTGCTAAGGTAAGTCGCGCGCCGCGTAAGAAGAAACCTGTATCACATGATAAGTTAGTAGCTAAAATCAAATACAAGAAGAATGATAATCAACTTGGTATTGTAAGTTTGCATCCAGTTCAGATTATTGGTGCAAGAGAAGTATGGGTGTATAATACAAAGACACGCAAGATTGCGCAATACAAGGCCGCGGACGACAATGGGCTGACTGTTAAAGGCGCTGGCTTGCTCAATTATACGCCAGATTCTGTGGAAAAAACAGTCCGTAAACCAGTAGAGACTCTCGCAGAGTTTAAGAAGGCAAGTAAGGTTAAACTTCGCACTTTTATGAAGGAATTAAGCACTATCGATATTTTGTGCAATGGCAAACTAAATGAGCATCATGTTATTCTGAGGGTAGATAAATGAAATTTGCATATAAAGAACGCATTGCACTTTTTTATGAGAGAGAAAAACTTGCAAAATTGGAAAATCCTAGAATTGTGTTCACAGGATTGGCTCTATATATTGATTTATGGTGCGACGGTAATGAAATTGAATCTGATCATGTAATAAAGATTACACAAAAACATCGTCGCCTGATGCAGACGATTATTAAGACCGAAAATGAAGTTATTTATTGACACAGAATTTACCGATCTTACCCCAAATAATAAACTTATTAGTATTGCTCTCGTGGATGAGAATGAAGAATTTTTCTACGCAGAACTTACAGATACATATGAGCTGGCAGATTGTTCTGAATTCGTAAAAAATACGGTATTACCACTCCTTCGTGGCGGCGAATATCAAATGTCTTCATATGATTGTGCCTTAGGATTAGGTAAATGGATCGAAGATCGCGGACCTAGTTGTATTCTCGCATGTGATAATCCGGGATGGGATATTCCGCATTTGAAGAGATTATTGGAACCACTGTGGCCGGAAAATCTACATAAAAATCAATATTTTCCTGTATATGTTCCATATAACATACAGGAAGATATTTCCATAGAGAATGGATATAATATTCATAATGCATTACATGATGCACTAATTATGAAAAAAACAGTAGAGCTTCTTTCTGAGAAAGGATAAATAGTGTATCACTGGGATTGATACATTTATGTCTTCACAAATTACACCGAAAGTTTTGTTAATGAAGCAAATCGAGCTAGGGCTCGGTTCGCAAATGGTTGAAGTTGAACTTGACGTCGATCACATAAATCTTGCTATTACCACAGGACTTCAAAAATTGCGTCAGCAATCAGATGGAGCCAATTTAGAGAAAGATATTTTCCTACACATCACAAGAGACTTAACAGAGTATACTCTCCCAGAAGAAGTGCAAGAGGTTAGACGTCTTTACCGCCGTGGTGTCGGTGCATATACCAATGGTGGTATCAACTTTGACCCGGTTGATGCTGCATTCTATAATATCTATTTACTACAGCCAAATAGATCGGGTGGCCTAGCAACCTGGGACTTCTATAATCAATTTTTAGAAACAACTGAACGTGTTTTTGCAAGTCAGCTGAATTTCACATGGGATGTAAATTCACATAAGTTGACAATTATTCGTCGTCCGACAGCAGATGAAGAAATTGTAGTTCGCGTTTATGCGAGAAAATCTGACGATGACATGATAAATGATCCTTATACAGGTCCTTGGTTGCGTTCTTATGCTACAGCGTATTCAAAATATATGTTAGGTGAAGCGAGAGATAAATTTCCAGGCGGTTTTCCAGGACCAAACGGAAACATTACACTAAATGGTGCAACACTAAAACAAGAAGCAACTGTAGAAATCATGAGGCTTGAAAAACAGCTTCTTGATTTAGTGACAAGTTCCGATGGATATAGCTTCTGTATCGGCTAACAAAATCAGTCAACCCCTGAGCAGTTTGTGTATAACTACATGAACTAACTCAGGGGTTTTCTTATGATTATTGGATTATTAGGCCTAATAAATAGCGGTAAAGGAACAGTAGCTTCACAATTAGTCAGCGATTATAATTTCAGACAAGATAGTTTTGCAGCAGGGTTGAAGGATGCATGTGCTGTAATTTTTGACTGGCCACGACACATGCTTGAGGGCGATACAAAAGAATCAAGAGAATGGCGAGAGATTATAGATCCGTGGTGGTCTGAACAACTCAATATGCCTAATTTTAGTCCCAGACTTGCTCTACAGGTTATCGGTACAGATGTATTACGTAATAATTTCCATGAAGATTTATGGTTTTTGACTCTTCGAAATAGAATCAGAAAAAATCCAAATCAGCACGTTGTAATCAGCGATGTTAGATTTCCAAATGAGATCAAGTTTATTCAAGAACAAAGCGGTGTGCTTGTTAAAGTTAACCGCGGTCCAGCACCTGTTTGGTATGAGACCGCAATCCTAGCAAATAAGGGTAATTCCATTGCTAAAGACGTAATGGCACAGACATATGCCGGGGCACATTTGAGTGAATGGGCGTGGGTGGGGTCAAAAAATGACTTTGAGCTAAATAACGATGGTACGTTAGATTTTCTTAAAACACAGGTAAAGGAAATTATTACACAAATATTATAATTCTGGTGCGCCATTTGCCCGGTGTTTGACAGACACCTGGATAAATACTACTAACAAGAAGCATAATTCTTCAAAGGAGTTAATTATATGGCAGTTTTAGTATCACCGGGCGTAAGCATTTCAGTCATTGACCAAAGTATCAATGTTGGTGCAGGTCCTGGCACCGTTCCACTAATTTTCATTGCTACACAGCAAGATAAGCGCGATCCTTCGGGCCTTGCTATAGCACCAGGCACAACAAAAGCAAATGCTGGTCAGGTTTGGTCTATCACTTCACAACGTGATTTGGTACAAACATTTGGTGATCCAATATTTTATTCAGTAAGTGGTACATCGCTAAACGGTTACCCCCTAAATGAATATGGTTTATTGGCAGCTTATTCTTATCTAGGTCTTTCAAATCTAGTAAGAGTTGTTCGCGCCGATATCAACACCACTCAATTAGAAGCGACACCAGTTGAACCGACAAGTCCAGCAGCGGTTGGAACATATTGGTTAGATGAATCAGTTTCAACATATGGTTTATTCCAGCGTGATGGAACATTCCCAACTGAAGAGTGGCTTTCTGTTACAAATGATTTTACTTATAATTATGTTTCGGGCACAACAAATCGTCCAATAGCAACAGATGGTATAACCGGTGATCATGCAGTTTTATTCCAAACTGCAAATGGCACACTCTCATATTGGTTAAAGGTTGATCCGACTTTAGGATTCGCAACAGTTAATTCGACAGTGGCGTCCGGCGCCGTTTCGGGATATACAGGATTAGTTGGTGGTGATGGATATTTAGTTCCACCAGGTGTTACAGTTGCACCACCTCCAGCCGCTGTTACAGCCACAGCCACAGCCGTTAGAGGTTATGGCGTAACTGGTGCTTTAAGTGGAATTACATTAGGCGTAGGTGGCGGCTATTACTTGGTCGCTCCACCTGGCGGTACTATTGCAGCAGCACCGGGCTCCGTCACAGCAACAGCAACTCCTCCATTAAATGATGGTGGTGGTGGTGTAACACTTGGCGCATTAGTCATGATATTGGGTGGCGGATATTATTCAAATAGTGCGGCCGCTACAGTTTCGTTTGGTGGTGGTAACAATGATGCCGTCGGCGTTGCAACGGTAGTTAATGGAGTTGTTACTGGTATTACAGTCACCGTGGCAGGAACTGGATATGTAGGCCTTGTAACTGTTACTGTTGCAGCACCTGATGTGGCTCCTGTAACAGCAACATCATTGACTACAACACTTGCGGCCGGTGCAGTTGCAACATTTGTTCTGACTACACCTGGTGCTGGTTACTATGGCGTAGCTCCGTTGACTCTTAGCGGTGTTACTGCTCCTCCAGCACATTCTACAGCCTCAGCTACTTCAACAATAGATATAAATGGTGCAGTAAATGCTATAATTCCTGGTGCGGCTGGTTTTGGTTACTTTACACCGCCAGTTGTTACTATTGTTCCACCTCCGGCAGCATATACGTCGGCTGCATTAGCAGGATCATCTGTTTCTACTTTGGTAACTGTTAACTCAACAACTGGTTTACTTCCTGGAATGTCGCCTAGTGTAGAAGCAGGTACAGGTGCATTTGCAGCAGGTACTGTTGTAACACTTGTTAATAGTCCGTTGACTTTCACGGTAAGCATAGCTCCAACTACTCCACTTGTGGCAGCAACAGTTTCTGCAGATTTTGCTTGGAGACAACTAACTGGTTCAACAGGCCCATTAAGTGTTGTTATTCAATCTGTATGGCCTGATCTAACAAACGTTGGAACAACTCAAGAATATTGGGTTAAGACAGGTTCGGCAGCACAAGGTGCTAATATTATTCTTCGTAGAATGGATGCCACACTTAATGCATTTGTTCAAGTCGAGGCTCCTATTTTAACTAATGATACAGCAGCAGATACATATTACAGTACAAATCCGACCGGATCTGTAGGACAAATTTACATTCAACCAACTGTATTCGGTTCCGCAAATGCATTGACGTTTAGAAAGAATACAGCCGGTGTTTGGGCTGTCTTAACGGTTGTTGATGGTTCTGTAAGTGTTCCTACATCTGGTCCACTAAATGGTCAACTATGGTTCAATGCAGAACTTGGTGTCGATGGTAGTGGTCAGTCTACGGTAGATATTCTTGTAGCAGACGGTGCTGGAAGTTGGCAAAACATTAATTTAGAAGGATTTACATTCGTTGATGTCCCGCCCGGTCCATTAGATCCAACTCTATTCGCACAATCAGGTGATCCACGTGATAACGTGCCAGCACCAATTCTCGTAGCTAATGATATTTGGGTTGACACTGATGTTAATCCGTATCCGGTTATTCGCTATTGGAGTGGAGCAGCTTGGGTGTTGGTTAATAATGCTGACCAAACTTCGAATCACGGTATTCTTTTCCAAGATGCACGTTCTAATCCACTATATACACAGGGTGGTACAGGTGAATACAATGGTGG